AGGATCAGTTGATAATATCCGATGGGAAATTACTAATTCAAATACAGGATCAGGTACATTTAATGTATTGATTAGACGAGGTAATGATATTGATAATAATAAAGTAATTTTAGAAGCTTGGAATAATGTAAATTTAGATCCAAATTCAAATCGATATATTGCTAAAGTAATAGGTGATCAAAAACGTAGCTATGACAGTGTTAATTTCCAAATGTCAGTATCTGGAAGTTATCCAAATAATTCTAAGTATGTACGTGTTAAATCTGTACTTTTACCTACACCTAATTATATCGACCCATCAGGAGTAGCAGTTACTGCATTTACTGCTTCAATCCCTCAAAACTCTACAGGCTCATTTGGAGCAGCTACTGGAACCCCAGCTAATCAGATTAATCTTTATGATACTATTTCTAATACAAATACTCAAGGATTATTAGGTGGTGATTATGATAATATGATTAAATTATTCGCAAACAGCGAAGAATTCCAATTTAATGTATTATTTACCCCAGGATTAACAAATGATAACCAACCAGCTCAAGTTACAGACATTATTAATAATACTCAACAACGTGGTGATAATTTATTTGTAATGGACTTAACAGGATATGGAAGTTCAGTAGGTTCTGTTGTGACAGAAGCTCAAAGTAGAAATACATCATATGCAGCTTCATATTGGCCTTGGGTTCGTATTATCGACCCAGCAACAGGAAAACATGTTTGGGTACCAGCTTCAACTGTAATACCAGGCGTATACGCATTTAATGATAAAGTATCTGCTCCTTGGTTCGCACCAGCAGGTATTAATCGCGGTGGATTAAGTACAGTATTACAAGCTGAATATAAATTATCTCAAACTAATAGAGACACGTTATACTCCAATAATATCAATCCAATCGCCACATTACCTAAACAAGGGGTTGTAGTATATGGACAAAAAACATTACAAAAAGAACAATCAGCTCTTGATCGTGTAAATGTACGTCGTTTAATGATTGAATTAAAAAGCTATGTTCGTCAAATTTCTGATACTATAGTATTTGAACAAAATACTCTTGTAACAAGAAATTCATTTATTGCTCGAGTTACTCCATATTTAGAAGGAATCCAACAAAAACAAGGTTTATATGCTTATAAAGTTGTTATGGATGACACAAATAATGGCCCAGCAGTAATTGATCAAAACCAACTAGTTGGACAGATTTATATTCAACCAACTCGTACCGCTGAATTTATTTCCTTAGATTTCATCTTACTACCAACAGGAGCTGAATTCCCAGGATAAAAATTTAAAATTTAGATATTTATAATAAAACAAAATTAAAATAAGTAAAAATGGCAATTTTAAATCCAAACGAAATCTTTTATACAGCGTTTGAACCAAAACAAACAAATCGTTTTATTATGTACATGGATGGTATTCCTTCGTACTTAGTAAAAGGAGTAGGAGCTGTTTCATTAACTCAAACTGCAGTAGCTCTTAACCACATTAATGTTCAACGTTATGTAAAAGGAAAAACCATTTGGAATACTATCCAATTCACCATGTATGAATCAATTACTCCAAGTGGTGCTCAAGCAGTAATGGAATGGGTACGTTTAGGACATGAATCAGTAACAGGCCGTGATGGTTATTCTGATTTCTATAAGAAAGATCTTACCTTTAACGTATTAGGTCCTGTAGGTGATATTGTTTCTGAATGGATTATTAAAGGAGCTGTTATTACTGAAGTTAATTTTGGCGATTATAACTGGGATGACGATGGAACACCAGTAAATGTTCAAGTAACTGTTCAACCTGATTATTGTGTCTTGAACTATTAATATTAAATTAATAATAAATCAAGTAAAGGCCCCAAAAATATTGGGGCTTTTATTTTTTTAATTTGGCTATGTTAATCTTTTTTTGTATATTTAATTATATTTAAAATAAAGGTTATGAAATATTTAAAATTAATTTTATTTGTTTTATTAAGTAATATAGGGTACAATCAATATTTACCTTATATAGGTCCTGATCAAATCTTATCCAATAAAACAGAATCAATCACATTAATTGCAGATACATCTCAATGTGATATTAATAATCCATACGAAACAACTGATTATATTTTAAATGAAATATCATATATTGAACAAACTAATAATGGAATTACTATAATAGATAATGTTGATGATGTTTTATTAGGACCTTATAATATAGGTTTTAATTTTTGTTTTTATGGACAAACATATAATCAAATTTGGGTAAGTGATAATGGTTTTATTAAATTTTCTCCAAATTGGGTGGGCACAATGTTTTCCATACCTAGCCAAATTACAGAAACAAATTGCATTTTTGCCGCTTTCCAAGACTGGAATACAGTATTTGGAGGAGAAGTTAAATATGAAATACAAGGATCTGCTCCTTTTAGAAAATTAATTATTAGTTGGATAGATGTTAATTTACAAGCATGTTATAGTTATGGAACATTTCATATTATATTATATGAAACAACAAATATTATAGAAACTCATATTAAAAATAAAACGAATTGTCTTAATAATTATTTTGGTAAAGCTGTTCAAGGAATACATAACCAAACAGGAACCCAAGCAATTACAACCCCAGGAAGAAATTTTACTGAATGGACAACCCAAAATAACTCACATAGATGGACTCCATCAGGAAATGAAATTACTCCAATATTAGTTTGGTATGAAGTTGGAAATTTAATTCCGTTAGGAACAGGAACATCAATAACAGTAACTCCTCCATTACAAGGAGCAAGTTATACATGCCATTTAGAATATTCATCATGTTTTTTAAATTGGTCAAATACAGGATGTTTTGGACCTGATACTGTTAATATTAATTATGAATTTGAAAATTATGATATATTAACTCCATACATTATTGAAGATTCACAAGTTGATTCAACTGTAGAAATACATGAACAATCTATAATTGGTTCATTTTGTTATGTTCCTAATTCATTTACTCCTGATGGTAATGAAATTAATAATGTTTTTAAACCTATATTTAATAATATTGAACCTCAATATTTTAATTTTATAATTTATGATCGTTGGGGTAAAATAATTTATAAATCTTATGATCATAATGATTATTGGGATGGAACTTATAATAATGGTTTATGCCCTATAGGAATTTATTTATATGAAATTAATTTTAAAGTTAATGATAATTTTCATTCAATTTACGGTCATGTTAACCTTATTAAATAATGTAATATTTATAATAGATGAAATTAGATCGATTACGTAAATTAGTTAAAGAAGCCCTTAATGAGGAATACCAAGATAAATACAAAATGGTAGGTCTACTCATTTCTAATATTAAATTACGCCCTCAAAAAGAAATATTTTCAGATATTCGTTCCATCCCAGGTATTACTGTAGCATCAGCTAAAGAACCTCTTGAATATAGTGAACAAAATACAGAAAAGTTTCAAACCATTTTAACTGTTAAAGTAGATGGATATCCTTGGATTACTAAGGGAGGTTTTGATAAAAACAAAATGGGTGAAATACGTAAAGAGATATTAAAAGTAAAAGGAGTTTTATCATATAATGTAAATCCTGATAATATTACTTCTCTTTAATATATGTATATAAAACAATTAAGTTATTTTAAATAAAAATTATGGAAGAAAAATTTAAATTACCAACTGAAACAGTTGAATTACCCTCTAAAGGTTTATTATACTCTGAAGATTCTGAATTAGCAAAAGGTGTAATTGAAATTAAATACATGACAGCTAAAGAAGAAGATATTCTTACTAATCAAGCATATATTAAAAATGGTACTGTTTTAGATAAATTATTAAAATCATTAATTGTATCTAAAATTAATTATGATGATTTATTAATTGGTGATAAAAACGCTATAATGATTGCATCCCGTATTTTAGGATATGGAGCAGAATATAATTTTGAATATTTAGGTGAACCTCAAACTGTTGATTTATCTAAAATTGAAAATAAACCACTTAAAGAAGAGTTATTTAAAGATCGTACAAATGAATTTTCTTTTACTCTTCCTAAATCAAAAAATACAATTACATTTAAGTTTTTAACTCATAAAGATGAACAAGACATTAATCGTGAATTAGATGGACTTAAAAAAATTAATAAAGATAATGCTCCTGAATTATCAACCCGTTTAAAATACCTTATCACCTCAGTAAATGGAGAAAGAGATAAAAAAGACATTCGAGAATTTGTTGATAATTATCTCTTAGCACAAGATTCAAGAGCATTAAGAGAATACGTTAAAGAAATTCAGCCAGATGTTGATTTAACTTTTTTTCCCGACGGCAATAGCGATAGAGTCAATATCCCAATTGGGCTTAACTTTTTTTGGCCTGACGTATGATTTAGCCCCCCAAGTTAGGGCAGCTTTATTCACCCAAATACATCAAATAGTTTTCCACGGAAAAGGTGGTTATGATTGGCATACTGTTTACAATATGCCAATCTGGCTTCGTAAATTTACTTTTAAACAAATCCAAGAACATTACGAAGAAGAAAAAGCAGCTATTGAAAATAAAAATAAATCTGGAAATAAAACCTTAGTAAATTCTGATGGTACAGTAAATACCCCAGAATTTTTACAAACTTCTCAACAATATAAAAAAACAGCAAAATATAAATAGCCCATATTTATAATAAATAAATTTAAATGGCCGCTTCAGACGAAACAAGAAGAAAAATTCAAGAACAGATTAATAAACTTTTAGCTGATGAGCAAATTGTTTATAAAAATATGTTAAGGGATCTTGACGCTAGAAACGCTAAGGAAGCTGAATATATAACCTTATTAAAAGCTGTAAAACGTGAGTTTGATGAAGTAAGTAGCTCTTTATCATCTATTTCAAGTATACTAACAGATAACGTAAATGAACTTACTCGTGGTAGAGAAGCAATAAATAAAACTACTTCAGCTACTAGAAAGCTAAGTAATATAGCTTCACATCTTTTAAGTATTAGAAAAGGAGAAGCATCATATGATGAGAAAAAATTAAAAAATTTAAAAGACGAAGCTAAAAAAAGAATTGATATTCTTAATTCTATGAAGGCTAATTTTAGCCTAGGATCT